TGATCCATTAGCAAACGTTGCTATCGCAGTTGATAATAAAGAGAACAGCTACGAGTACAACACCATTGAGAGAGCAATTAACATTGTTAAGAATCCAGAAGAGGTTTCCTACAATGTAGTGTCCATTCCTGGTCTAAACAACGAGTCTCTCAACTCTAAGCTTATTGCTAACACTGCTGAGAGAGCAGATGCCCTAGCAGTTATTGAGTACGAAGATAGTTACGTTCCACCCCATGAGTACCGTTACGGTTCTGTTTCTGAAACCAATGGTAACGTTAACAACTACATCACAAAAAGAAAGAGTGCAGGTACAAACTCAAGCTATGCTGCAACTTACTTCCCATGGGTAAAGGTTCGTGACAACATCAACAGCACAGATCTATGGGTTCCATCAACAGTTGCCGCGCTCGGTGCAATGTCTTACACAGACCGCATCCAAGCTCCATGGTTCGCTCCAGCAGGATTTAACCGTGGTGGTCTATCATCTGGCATTTCAGGATTGCCAGTCGTGGCTACAGCCTTGAAGCTCTTCAAGGATGACCGTGATGATCTTTACGAGGTTGGTGTTAACCCAATCGCTACATTCCCAAATGAGGGTGTAGTTATCTTCGGTCAGAAGACACTACAGATTGAGCGTTCAGCACTAGATAGAATCAACGTTCGCAGACTCATGATCTTCCTCAAAAGAGGCATTTCAAGAATCGCTAATGGCGTTCTATTTGAGCCAAACGTTCCAGACACTTGGAATAACTTCAAGAATCAGGCTATTCCATTCTTAACCGACGTTAAAACTCGCTTTGGTTTAACTGACTACAAGTTGGTTCTTGACGAGACAACTACTACACCTGATCTAATCGATCAGAACATCATGTACGCTAAGTTGTTTATCAAGCCAGCCAGAGCAATTGAGTACATCGCTCTAGACTTTATTATCACAAACACTGGAGCATCATTTGATGATTAATTTGGAGACAAACTATTTAAGTTTAGGAGAAAGTAAATAAATGGCTACAGCAATTCCAGTTTGGGCGAACCCACTAACAGAACCAAAAAGAAGGTTTAAATTCATCCTTAACATCGCAGGCATTCCAGCTTACGTTGTTAAGACCACAGATAGACCTGCCGTTACAGTTGGTGAGGCTACACACGAGTTTCTAGTTCACAACTTTTACTTTCCTGGTCGTGTGTCTTGGAATGAAATCTCAGTTACTCTAGTAGATCCAATCGATCCTGATGTCTCTAAGCGTCTATTAGACCTAGTAAAGAACGCTGGTTATGTTAACCCTAGTGATTTTAGTGGCGATCCAAATGATCCAAACTACCTAAGAAAGTCACTTGGTAAGTCAGCATTTATCGATCAGCTAGGTCAGGTTACAATCGACACTCTAAACACAGCAGGTGAGACTATCGAGACTTGGAGACTCAATAACGTTTGGGTTAAATCAGTAACTTACAACCAGATGAGTTACAGTGACGAGGGTCTAATTGAGTTGAACTTAGGAATTAGATACGATTGGGCTGAGTTAGAGACTTTTAGTCCAACAGAATAATTCCAAGACCAACTAATTACATTAGATGGCTAACGAAAGACAAAACTTTACTAATCAAACTTTATCTAATCTACAAAAGTATTCACAGACTTTTAGTGCTCAATCTAAATTATCAAGTGAGAATGTTTTTATAGGTGCTCAGCAAGCATTTAGATTTTTTCTATTAATCAACGATCTACCTGCTGCATTCATCACACAAGTTGATAGACCATCTTACACAATTCAAACACAAGAGCACATGCTTTTAGATCATGTTGTTCGTTACCCAATCAGAGTAAAGTGGGAACCAATCAGCTTTACAATTAGAGAGATCTTTAATCAAACTGGTGGCTCTGTAGGTGGCAACATCTTAAATAAGTTACTAGCACAGAGCTACTACTACCCTGATGACGTTAATGGTGCCGATGCCCCACAGGCTTTGACAAACGTAGTGAACCCAGCTATAGCAGCTAGAGATCTAGTTTACGGAACAAAGAATCTATCAAAAGAAAATTTAGTAAAAGCATTAGGTAACATTAAAATTGTTTCATTAGATCCAGACGGCAACATTTTTGAATCATGGGAAATCTTTAATGGAATGATCACTTCAGTTAAGTTTAGTCAGCTACAATATTCATCAGATGCCTTAACTGATATCGGAATTACGGTAGAATATGATTGGGCAAAGTTAAATTTGCGTCAATGAGAGGAATAAATGACAAGGAATAATGAGGGGAGAACTCAAATCCCCCCAGAACTGTTTGAGCAGTTCATGAAGCAACAAGAACAAAAGTTCACTCAACAAACACCAGAACCAGCAGCCACTCCAGCACCAAATGTAAATGTTGGTGGTTACAGTGTTCCAACGGATTTTGTTGAACTACCTTCACAGGGAAAGTTCTATCCAGAAAACCACCCATGGTCTGGAAAGGACAAGATTGAAGTTCGCTTTATGACGACAAGAGAAGAAGACATCATTACATCGCCTGTGTTGGCGCAGAAAGGCTTAACTTTCGATAAGCTAGTAGAGAGTGTCTGTGTCGATAGAATCACGTCTAAGACGCTCCTACCGGGCGATAAAGCAGCAATTCTAATCAATTGTAGAAAGAATGCTTATGGCGATGAGTATGAATTCGATTCATTTTGCCAAGCTTGCAATTCACCTTACACAGAGAAGATTAAGTTAAGTGAGTTGGGCAATAAAGAGATAGACTATTCAAGCTACAACATCACACAAGACAACACCTTTGTTGTAACAACCCCAATTTCAAAAGTTTCAGTTGAATTTAAGATGTATGATGCTACTGATGAAGAACACATCACAAAACAGACTGAGACCAGAAGAAAGCACAAACTCCCAGATGAGACTGTTGCAATTACCCACAGAAGAATGATTAGGTCTGTAAATGGCGATGCAAATCCAGTAGTCATTAACTCTTTTGTAAACTCTTTGCTCCTAAAGGATTCAAGGTTCCTTCAGAAGTCTTACTTGGCAGTTAAACCCGATGTTGACTTGGTTCACGAGCACAAGTGTGTTGTTTGTGGTCACGAAAACAAAGGAGGTGTGCCTTTCGGGGCAGACTTTTTTTGGTCTGACGTCTGAATACTCTAACGAGGTTTACGAGCAGATCTTCTTAATTGTGATGCAAACAAACTTTACCTTTACAGAACTTTACAGTTTTACTGTTTCACTTAGAAACTGGATTATAAACCGCACAGTTAAGTATTTCAAAGAGTCGAAGAAACAATAAAGTCTTCTATTGTCTATTTAGATAGAGGATTATTATATGGCAATTCCAGCACCACTAGTTGAGTTAATCGTAAACAACCCTGAGAGCACCGCTATTGATGCTCAGATAAATGCTTTAAAAAGCAACACTGATAAAAACGCAGCTAGAAAATTACTAGCTAACCAGCGAAAAATTAAAGCTGCTGCCAAAAAGTCTGGCGAGTCAATGGAGATGTTTGGTAAAAAAACCAAAGGAGCTTTTGGCGAGCTTGTTAGATTCCAAGGTGGCGTGAATGACGTTACTGCTGTTCTTCTTGGAGGACAGGGGCTTTTAAGCACTCTTAACAACACAGTAGACACAATAGAGAAGTTTAGAATCCAACTCAACAGATTAGCTGTTGAAGACACTAGATCCTTTATTGTCTCTTTGCGTAGGCAAAACGATGCATTGAGAGATTATGGTGTAACTTATGGCACTCTAATTCAAGTAACTGAAGCTTTTAGAAACAATTTAAATGAATTGACATCTAGAACTTATGGTCAAAATGCTGATCGTCTAAGAGCAGTAGCCGCGATTAACGAGAGATTCGGTGTTACCATTGGTCAAAGTGTGGACTTTTTAAATAACTTGAACAAGGGTTTTAACATTAGCGGCAGAGGAGCAGATAGGTTCTCTAGAACTCTATTGAACTTTGCAAGACAAACAGGTCAGCCATTTAATAAGGTCTTTCAAGATTTTAACTCTTCAATTGGTCAGTTCTTTGTTACTTTGGACTCCAGAAAAGCGTTGCAAAGATTCACAGTCTTCCAGCAGGCATCAAGAACACTAGGAACATCTGTTAACAGCCTTTTGGGAGTTGTTGATAAATTTGACACTCTAGAAGGGGCTTTTGAAACTGGTGGTCAAATCAACATGCTTTTATCTAACTTGGGTGGAACATTTGATGCCCAAAGAGCAATCTTGATGACCAGACCAGAAAGACTAAGATATTTGGCTGAAACTATTGCCGGTGTTGGTGGTCAAATTAGAGGAATGAGTGAACTTGGTCAAAGAGCTATTATTCGTCAGCTTGCACAAACAACTGGTTTTGACGTCGGAACAATTAGACAGTTTATTGACAAGGGCGTTGGCGGCGACATTGATAGACTATTACAAAACTCTGAATCTTTAACTGCCATGACTGCTAAAGAACAGAAAAGATTAGCAGACGAGAACACAACAAGAAGAGAAAAGCAACAGCAAATTTCTGATAGATTGATAAACGAAAACACTGTCGCTTTAGAGAAATTTGCACAGGTCACCGCGAGAGCATCTGTTGAGCTTCAAAATGCAGCAATCACCAAATTCAGCGAATTAGTTCAGCCAGTAATGAACAGTCTTGGAAGCAAAGTAGGAGAACTAAAGTCGTCATTTGATAAGGGGTTAGATGTCACTGTTACCGGCACTGTTCAGGGCACAAACATTTCGCTTAGAGGCAACGGCACCGTTAGATAGGAGATGAATTAAATGCCACATCAAAAAACTTTTGGAGCAGTGAGAAGTCAAGCAAACCAAATTGCTGCTTTACAAGAAGATAGAAAATTAAGCACAGGACCAAGCGAAGAGAGAGAACTACGCACCAAGTTTCCTTTTGCTAATGTTTATTTAGAGTTTCCTACAACTGGCGAATCAGCAATCTTTCCTGCTTACATGAAATCATTTCAAGACAACTTCAGCCCACAATTCGCCGCTGTGCAGGTCTTTGGTCGCCAAGATGATATTCCAGTCTATCAATCAACAAAAAGATCTTTAAGCTTCACACTCACTATGCCAGCTTATAATGAAACACATGCAAGAGACATTCTTGGGGACATCAACACTATCGTAAAGAATCTTTACCCAAGTTACTTAAGAAC